GCAATCTGATAGCGGGAGAACAGCATACCGGCAGCGGACTCGTTCTCCTGCCCGTTTGTGTTCTGATCGCTTTTCTGATCACCGTTGGAATCCGGCCCACTCTTTGGTGAAGGGGCGGGGCCATACAGCTCGTCCCGGCTGGTCACGCCGTCAGCGAAATGAAGCTCTACCGCCTTGCCGGCGTTCATCCATGTTTCCTCATCCATCAGCTTCGAGAGCTTGTTGCGCGACAGGCCGGTTTTGGTCTGGTAGGCATTGATGATGGATTCCTTTACTTCATCCAGCATCCGGATCGCTTTCTGCATCTCTGCGCTGTCTCCCATGGCGACGGTGGACGGGTTATGGATCATAAGCATGGATACCGGTGAGACAAGAACTTCATCCCCGGCCATTGCAATGACCGATGCCGCGCTTGCCGCAAGGCCATCGACCTTGACCGTGACCTTACCTTTGTAATTGCGCAGCATGTTGTAAATCTCCGCCGCCGCAAAGCAGTCACCGCCGGGACTGTTGATCCAGACGGTGATGTCACCGCTCCCACTTTCGAGATCTGATCGAAAAAGAGCCGGGCTGACTTCATCGTCAAACCACGACTCTTCCGCGATTGTTCCATTCAGAAACAGCGTCCTTTCTTCACTTGTTTCTTCCAGCTTTCCCGGAACGGGTACTTCGTTTTTTACCCATTTCCAGAACTTCCTGTTCGGATTCATCTGAGTTCTCCTTTCCTGATTCTGTGTTTCTCATATAAGCGGAGCCGGCATCGGCAAGCTTCACTACATTGCCGTTGAGAATATGAAGATTGCCGCCTTCTTCCTCCGACAGTAAATCCATGTTCTCTAATCCCCGGACATCATTGATGGAATAGATACCGTTCTGGATGCCGGTCGCGTAGCCGCTCATCCGGCTGTTGTAATCACCGCGTAAGAGTCCATCGACATTGAAGCGAATGAAGTATCTTTCCTTTTCGTAAGGCAGTAGAAGTGTCCGCTGCATCGACTGTTCCCAACGGATGATCCACGGCTCCAGCGTATAAGTGACAAACTCCAACGACTGTTCCTCGATATTGGAGAAAGTTGCATGTTCCAGATCTCCGATCAGATGCGGCGGGATGCGGAAGATGCGGGCGATTTCATCCAGCTGGAATTTGCGAGTTTCCAGAAACTGTGCCTGCTCGGGAGAAATGGAGATCGGTGTATAGGTCATGCCTTCTTCAAGAATGGCAACTTTGTTCGCACGCTTGCTGCCGCCAAATCCTGCCTCCCACGAGGAACGGATCTTCTCCGGATCCTTGACGGTTCCAGGCATTGAAAGAACGCCGGAAGGATTCGCTCCGTTTTTGAAAAAGGACGCCCCGTATTCTTCCGTGGCCATCGCCATTCCGATGGAGTTTTTCGCCATCGCGATCGGCGAGTAACCGACAAGCCCGTCAAATCCTAAACCCGGAATGTGCAGCACTTCATTCGGTTTTAATCGAACCGTTCCCGGCTTCATGGTCGGGGCGTCGGACGTGCTCATCTGGTACTCGTAGTAGATATGGCCATTGGCATCCCGGTCTACTTTCATCCGATTGGCCATCAGGGGATAAAGGCTAACCACATCCCCACGCCCGTTGCGGATCACCTGTGCGTAGGCATTGCCCCACAACAGCAGGTGGGTCATCATTGTTTCCCGGAAGATGTACGATGTCATTTCCTCATTCGGTTCATCGTGCAGGATCGGGTAGAGAGGATGCTTTAACGCTTTGGTTTTATTTCCATCCGGTGCGTATTCATAGAGGTGTAAGGGCAGGCTGGCGATCGCTTCCGAAAGAACACGGACGCAGGCATAGACCGCTGATATCTGCATGGCGGAGCGTTCCGTCACGGCAGTTCCCGAGGAAGTT